GCGTGAACTCAAAATTGGAACTTCTGGCTACATATTAGATCACGAGTCAGGTGGTCATTTGGCTTTCCGTTCAAATTCGGATTCTGAAAGGGTCCGATTTTTAGATAATGGCAACGTTGCGATCGGTTCCACGACAGCCACATGGCCTTTGAATGTTAAATGTTCAGGCAACTACGGGGCTTTATTTGGAACTAACGCATCAACTCAACTCCGACTTTCTGATAGTGCCGTTCAAGCATTTTCGGATAATTCAACAGTTAGCCAACTCAATTTGCAGGGGGCTGGTGGGAATGTCGGAATTGGCGTTGGGCAAGCTACTAGGGTTGGGATAACCGTCAACCCAAACGACACAGAAGCAAAATTAGACCTTGGATCGGGAGAAAACAGTGGGAATACCCGAAAGCTCTTAATAACCAATGTAGGGAATTCCCGTTTTGGCCTCGGCGCGGCCTCGAATGAAGGCAGAATCTTCTACGCTGACGACCAAGATATTCGGTTTAAGACCCTAACCCGTGACGGAAATTTCACCGTCTCAGAAAAAGCGGTCATGGACCGCAATGGTCGGCTAGGTATTGGGGATAGTGTAAATACCGCCGCGACAAAACTGAATATAAAAAATGACGGCGATCAGCTTTATTTGCAACAGGGTAATGCAGACAACGGCTGGATTATGGAATGTCTGAACGCTGACGGGTATCTTGGTTTTCAACGCCGGGAGGGATCACCGGCCAACTACACGCGCATGTCCATTACAACAGCGGGTGAAGTGTTGATTGGCACAACATCCGATTCAGGTGCTTATTTGTTACAAGTCAATAGTCAAATCTACGCGACAAACGCCACGATTGCGACTTCGGATCGAAAATTTAAAGATAACATCAAACCCCTTGTAGGGGCTTTTGAAACCGTCAAACGATTGCGGCCATCAACTTTCACATTTAAGCCAAATCAAGACAAAAATTTCAGCGAGGAAGTTCAGGTAGGATTTATTGCACAAGAAATCCAAGAGGATTTGAACGATACTGAATACAAAGAATCAGTAGTTCAAAAATGCGGGGATCATTTGGGCCTCGCTTATGAAAAGTTGATCCCTGTGTTAACTGCCGCATTACAAGAAGCTATCACCAAAATTGAAACCCTAGAGGGCAAGATTGCCCAGTTGGAAGGTAATTAATATGACCGAATTTGCGATGAACGTCGAACAAATAGAAGCCCAGAAAGTGGATACCGAAAACGACTTGGTAGACATAGCGCGGGTCGTCCACTGGCGATACGTGGCGGTTGATGCTGAAAAGAATGAAAGCAGCAATGCCTACGGGTCCGTGGCATTGGGTGACGCCGATCCAGAAAAGTTTGTTGATTTTGACAAGCTCAAAAAAGGCGATGTTGAGAAATGGGTTTGGGCTGTTTTGGAGGAACGCGAAGACGCCACCAAAGAACAAATGCAAGAAATGTTACAAGCCCAAATCGATAAACAGGCCAACCCCCCAACTGAAAACAAGCTCCCCGCTGGTTGGTCGTAAATGTTTAAAACCCTTGCTTTTCTGGCCGTCCTTTTGGGCGGTTTTTTTTCGCCTGCATTTGGCCAACAACCGGTCCCATGCGCGCCAGGAAATCCAGAAACGGCCATAAAAAAAGAATACGGAGAAAAAAAGATTGCCTCCGGTATTAACGCACGCGGCACAAAAATCATCTTTTTTGGAAACCACAAAACAAAAACATTTTCCCTTGTTCTCTATTTTGAAAAACAGGGAATGTTTTGCCTGGTTGAATCGGGGAATAATTTTATTTTAGAAAAGAAAGGAAAAATGATCCGTTATGTTTTTTGATACATGCAAGAGCGTTTGGAAACGAGGGGGCAAACCGGCAATTAATATTGGCGTTGGGGTGGCGTTGTTGGATTTTTTCGCACCAGCGGCCAATTTTATCAATGACGCTATTTTGACCGGTTTGTATTCTTCAGCAGCGGTTTTGGTTATTGCCTACATCCGACCGACTCTGTTGAATTTGTGCAGATGTAAATGATTCCGAGATGTCAAAAAAACCCACTCCAACAGAACTATCATTGGCTGCCCTTGAAAAATCAGGGGAAGCACTGGACCAGGCAAAATCAGCGAATGAATCCGCGCGCAAGGCGTCGCAAGCGATAGCGGAACATACGAAAGATTGCAGCTACAGATGGCAGCAGGCCCACATGGAACTGCATGAATTGAATTTGCGGTGTGCTGAGTTAGGAAAACGTTGGGAACGCGTGGGGTGGCTTCTGGCAACTTGTACGGTTACGGCTTTAATTGCGGCTTTTTGGCGTGCTTTACTATAGCCGACCAACGCCATACAGATGGGGCAACGGCAGAGGCAATTTTAGTGGAATGGCTGACGCGCCGTGGTTGGTATGTTTTCCTTCCTTTCCGTGGCAATTGTCCAGTTGATGTTGTTGCAATCAACGAACGTGGAGAAATGATGCTATTGGATTCTAAAAAGGATGTCCGGCGGCGCGGGGGTCCACAATCTGAAATGAGAATTTCCAGGGGAAGGACTGAAACTCAAAAACGCCTGGGGGTCCGGTTGGCTTATGTAAACGTGGCCACGCGTGAAGTTTTAATTTCTGAACATAAAGACTGAAAAATGCCAAAAAAATTTGATGCAGACGGGGATGGAGTCATTTCCGAATCTGAAATGAACATGGCCACCGCAATGGAAGGTCATGCAAAAGCGGAAGCCCAACGTCGTATGGCTTATGTTTCCCTTGCTGCCATGATGCTTTTTACGGTGATTGTTCTTTGTCTCCCTCCCGATCGCGTGAAGGCCATTTCTGAGCTTTCCGCAATGTTTTATATTTCAACGGCGGGAATTGTCGGGGCTTATTTTGGCATGACCGCGTGGATGGTGAAAAAATAAATGGAATATTTAATTTCAACTTTCGGGGCAAAGTTTTGTTGTATTTTTGCCAGCACTTGCGGCGGTTTTACCAATGTTTTGGTGAAGAAAAAGTGGAATTGGTCAGCCCTAAAAGACATTCTTTTGGCGGTCATTGTTGGTTTTATATCTGCAGAATTTCTAATTCCTGCTGCCATGTCTTATTGGAAGTTTGGACCGGAAGTGGCCATTGGTTTGGCTTTTTTGTTAGGTTATGCCGGAATCCGTTTACTCCCAAAAATTGAAGAAATCGTCACTGCTAAGTTGTCAAAATGAACAAAAAGGATTCCGGATTAAGGGGGAAAAAATCATGATTCAAGCGTTGCTGCCCTCAATACTCCCTGCACTTACAAATATTGTGAGTCGGTTTTTACCTGAAGACAAAGAAGCCAGGGCAAAAGCGGAACGAGAAATTGAAAATCAATTAGCCAATCATTTAGCAAAAATTGATATTGCTCAACTAGAGATAAATAAAACTGAAGCTGCCCACCGGTCTATTTTTGTTGCGGGTTGGCGTCCGTTCATTGGTTGGTCTTGCGGAATTTCACTTTGCTGGACTTATGTTTGTGTTCCTATTTTACAGTTTATTTTAGTGCAAACAGGGAATGTTATTGAGTTGCCGTCTTTGGATATGAGTCAGATGATGCCTGTCCTGATGGGTATGTTGGGGTTAGGTGGTTTGAGGACGTTTGAGAAATTTAAAGGCGTTAGCAAATGACCGACCTGGAGACATTAAAAACCGAAGTGGCCAAGATATTGGAACATGAGGAGGGATTCCGTTCCCACGTTTACGAAGACACTTTGGGATTCGCCACGATCGGAATCGGGCGTTGTATTCATGGAGGTGTCGGCGTGGGGTTGTCTTATTCGGAGGCCGTTTATTTGTTAAAAAATGACGTTTTTCGATGTGTTACGGAATTGGAAAATGCGTTTTCCTGGTTCAAAAACACCGACCATGAGCGGCAAAAAATTCTGGTGTGTCTTGTCTTTCAATTAGGATTGCCAAAATTGAAGAGATTCAAATTGATGTTGGAAGCCTTTGAATCCCAAAACTATGAAAGTGCTGCCCTTGAATTACTGGATTCGCGATTTGCACGCGAACAAGTGCCAGCGCGCGCCAAAAGAATTGCTGATGCAATCCGCACTGGTACGGCGTAGACGTAGGAAAAAAGGGAAAGAACACCCGCCAACCAGGGCTGTTCCGAAACAGCCTTGTGTTGCTTGCGGGGAAGCCTTAGTTGAGAATTTCTGGACCGTTTTGGGTAACGGTGCAATTATCCATTACGGTGGACCCTGGTCAATAAAATGCTATCAAAAAATGAATCAGCCACAGTGACAGTTTGTCAGTCAAAAAAGTGCTATAGGGTCACATAGGACAATGCAACTGACAAACTTTTGGCTAAGCCCTTGTTAACTATAAATTCGCGTTGTCCCGTGAGTACTGCCACTTCTATTCAAAAATAGTTTCCAAACATTGATTCCAATCTTCTAAAATCTTCCTTTTTTTATCGTTATAATCTGAAAAATTATAATGATTTGCTGCTCCTGAGTTTTGATCAGAAATACGCCCCTGGACGATGTTAATGTCCAAAGAATGAAGCCCTAATTTTGACGCCATCAACGTTGCACAAGTTTTTCTGATAAATTTGTTGGGTTGCAAATCGTCAATTCCGGTTTCCTTTTTCCAACGGTTCCGCAGGCTGTTTCTTGCCTTGGATATTGGTTGATCTCCCCAAAAAAAGTTTTTTGTATAGTGACCTTTGCGCCATTGCCGTTTTCCGTCTATTTCATAAATTTTCCCAGGGAATAAAAATTTGCTGTTGGTTTTTGGTAATTCATCCAACAATTTTTGAATTAGGGGCGTGACCGGAATCGTGTGGTCCATGTCGAGTTTTGCTTTTCCCTTGCGTTTCATTCGGCTTGCGGGAATGGTCCAAACGTTATTATGAATTTCCGTTTTTTCAGCGTCTTTAATAGCGGATTCTCGCATCCCACCCGTTGCAAAGAACAATTTAGTCATTGTTGAAAAGCGGGTTTCTTTGCCATCCTGGCCTGCTGGAAAATTATAATTCCAAAGTGTTTTGATTTCTGTTTCTGACAATACGCGTTTGACCGGTTTTGATTGCGGAACCGTCATTGATTTGATCGGGTTATGACTCACCTTTGCGTTTTTCGCCAACCACGAATAGAAACCAGATAATTTATATTTCATCGAGCGAACCCGTCCAACTGTGTTCAATGTTTTTAAATTTCCCGCCTTCAATTCAAGTAAAAAATCAAAAAATTCTTCCCCGTCTATTCCCTTGACCGATCGACCAAAAAAATACTTTTCAACATCCGCATTTTTCAGAAGATAATTTTCATAACTCTGAATTTGCAGTTCTGTTATGTCACCGTTTAATTTTAACTCTGCAATGAATTGAGCAGCGAGTTTTTCAAAGGTGTTATTGAGTGTGTTGGCCATTTTGCGTTGGCGCGATTTAGGGTCAATTCCAACCACTAAATCATCCGCTTGTTTTCTGAATTTTTCTTTTGCCTCCTGAAAAGTGATTTCTTGAACGTTCCCCAAAGTCTGTTCAACACGTTTTCCCGCAACCATTCTTCTGCTCACCCATTTTAATTGGCCATTTTTATAGGCTCGAACAACTAAACCTGGTTCGGTTGTTTTAAAACGCTGATTCATTTTGTTAGCATCAAGTTTTAATTTTCGGGCTTGCATTGTCGTTGTAATCATTTTTTTGCTCCTGTCTTTGAGTCCCACATGAGTCCCAAACGTTGAGTAGAGTTTAGTCCAGTTCGGGACTGTAAACAAGGGTTTAACACAGAAAAATAAGCCATTAAGGATTAAATCCTGCTTTGGGAGCAGGGGGCCGGAGGTTCAAATCCTCTCACCCCGACCATAAAACCCGCAGAAAATAAGGGGTTTCAGAAGATTACGGAGCCTCTTGTTTTTGGTTAAAATGAGGAAAAATACACTTGAGTCCCAATGAGTCCCAATTGATTATTTTTTTGATCTAAAACGTGTCAATTATCTTTGTGATTCGGGTTTTTTTTATTTATAGGGTGGGGGTGTTCTGGTTTTTTAGTTTCAGCCGGAACCGATGTCTAGGTTTTCGTATTTACATTTTCCTTTCTTTTAGAACCTCCGGTTTGTGCATGGCCGGAGGTTTCTAATCTCGCAAACTAAACATGTTCATTTTGTTTTCGTTCCATTCGCGGAGTTGTTGCAAATTAAACCAAAGATGCCCACCCTTTGAATCTGTCCGTTTATACGGTTTGGGAAAGGATTCCGGCTTGTTGGCGTAATACCACGATTTTGATGGAATGAGTCCGCGTTTCACGGCTTCGGAAAAGCGGATATATTCTGGTTCAATTTTTCTGGTTTCATTATTCATTGAAAATTCCTTTTTGCGTGCCAATCGAATCCCACCCTGGCCGGTTTGTTCTCGAAAATAATTCTAAATAGGGTCCATCAACGAGGGACTCAATTCGTTTGTAAATATCGTCTGGTTTTCGTGAATGTTCCCGCACTGGTGCAACCATTAATTGCCTCACGTTTTTTGCTTTCCGTTTGGGTTTTCCAATGGTCCCTAGTAGACACATTTCGGGATTCGCGCGGGTCCAATATCCCAGGCCAAAATGCCATTTTTCGGGTGTCTCTTCCGGTTTGTTTTTCCTAGTGGTTTTTACCCAGGTAAACCCAACGGTTTTATACGTGAATCCCCAGGCTTCCATTAACTGCAAACCAACTTCAAGGGAATGATCCACAACCCATAAAAACAAAATACAATCTTTTGCACATAGTCTTTTCAGTTCAATATCCTTCAACCGATCCAGCGAAATACTGTGGTAATGGTTATCTGTGGATTTTTGACGGCCTTTTTCAGAATACGTTTCAAACTGCCACGGCGGGTCTGCCAAAATTGCTTTATAGCCGGAGTTGATCGGCACCACGTTTGTCAGGTCAACGTAATCAGGGTCCGTCAAAGTTTCGGCTAAATCATACATCCATTTGCTCATAAACTGCGGCATACCCCGCCACATCGACCAATGAGTCCAAATGGTCCGGCGTTTCCATCAACCGCGCAATTTTTACCAAAACCATACAAACGGCAACTTGTTTGGCCGTAATATTCTTTTCTAAAAACACCGACCATAAATTTGCGATTCGTATATGGTTTTGATTTGGTGAGCCATAGAGTCTTTCGCGGTCGGCTATCACCTCCGCAGCCTTTTGCAAAATGTCTGGTTCGGTTTTGGACATTTCACCTTTGATCCCAATCGGACGGCAACATTCCGTCATTTTGGTTGTTTTGTTGTTGCTGGTTTTGCTGCTGGTTATTTTGTTGCTGATAGTTTTGTTGCTGCTGGTTGTTTTGCTGTTTTTCGGGAGTCCATTGATTTTGTGGGTTCTGTGGTGGTTTTGAGAAAATGCCAACTCTGATAACTGGAGTCCCGTCCTTTTTTTTGTTCATCCAGGCGTCGATTTGATATTTAACCCCAGGTTGTAGTTTTCTTAACCCCTCAATTGTTTCTTCGTCAAAAACAGCACTTGCCGTGCGAAAGGGCGGTCCTTTGTAGTCATTTTTATATATTTTAATATTTTGAGCAAAAATTTCCCTTTTTTCTTCGTATTTTTCTTCATATTCCATTTTTTAAAACTTCCTTTCTCATAAATTCACTCGCATTGACAATTTTCTGTCTGTCCATTGGCTCAAAATGTTGTGTCCGGATTTCGTTAATAAGCTGATTTAACGCTTCTGCATTATCGACCGTTAACATTTTCATAATTGTTTTTTCAATTCCGGAGCCGTTGGCAACGTGAGTTTTGTAGGCCTCAACGCTCGATTTCACCCAACGGTCAATCTCGCTTGGATCACGAATCATACCGGCTTGGGCTGCGCGTTGAACCACTCCCGTTGTAAAAATTTGCAACGATTCCTTTTCGGTTTTATCAGACCACGCCATGACTATTTAAAACCGGTTCTTTGGTTTGTTATGTTTTCAATGTGCAATCCCACCCTGATCGGATTTGCCATTGGCTGTAGTTCCCGTTTTTGAGTCGGTTTTTTCCGTATTTTTCCCCACTTAATCCCTTTTTTTGGCACGTAATGTTTAACCATTTTTAACTCCCTTCTCAATTTTGATACATTCCCCAAAGGGCTTTTGCCTCTGCCAGGTAATCTGGCGGCATTTCCCAATAAAAATTTGTTTGTGAATTTGTAAAATCAGGAACAATAAAACGGGTCATTGTTTCAACTTTTCGCAAACCGGTGATGTTTTCACGAACGATGGCGGCAATTCTCATTTCCGCCTTGGCGTTATAGAGTCCAGTTTTTGACAATTCCGGACAGTTTTTATTTGAAAAAATTCTATGACCGGTTTTATTGCCGTAAACGATAAAACAATTTTCTGTGTTTAATCCGTGACAATAAACGGCGACTTGTTGGACATGGGAATTCCGAGGCTGTAAAGGAAGGGAACTGGTTTTGAAATCTTGCGTTGTCTTTTTCCCTTTTGCCGCTTGTTTTGGTGTTTGGGGTTTATCCCACAGCGTTTTGAGTTCAACGATTGTTGCGGTTCCTTCGGAATCAAAAAAAACAAAATCCGCAAAACCCAAAATGTTAAAACTGCAACCTTCAAACCTTGTCAAAATTTCTTTCTCGGCTATGGTTTCATGCCCATCCAGAATTTCAGAAAGTCCGGCCAAAGTGTGCAAATACGTTTGGTCAATTCTTTCCATCACGATTTTTTTATGGTGAATTTGTTTCTTATAAAAATCGTCCGACCATTTCGCGGGTTCAAAATTTTCCACTCTGGACCGACCGGCACCCCAATCATGGGAATCGTGTTTTTCAAAACGGTTGAGTCTGTGTGTCAACCCTTCGGATTTGTCAAACTCAACGGCCATCGCGTTGCCAATCGCACTTCCGGCGGCCATAATCGGTTTCATAGTCAATTTTTTGAGAATCGAGCGTTTTTGTTCTGACAAGTACCGGTATTGGAAAAGCCAGACATCAAGTGGCGTTGTCAGTTGTGATGGCGAAAACCGCAAGGTGGTTGTTTGTGCTAGCATGGCTTAAGATTAAACGGTTTTGGCCTACTCGACAACAAACCAATTTGAATTTTTTGGATAAATCCGCTTGAAATGCGCTTAACGGGAAAAAGAGACTCCAATAATCACATGAATTGCGGCTGTCTCTGCAAGGTCAAATTCTTCTGTTTCTGAATTGTGTAAGCGGCAGAAAATTTTATTATTTTTTATTTCTTGAAAAATACGCGCCTGGGCGTGGACTTCCTCACTGTCTGTTGTTTTAAAAAAAACTAAAATTTCATCATCTTTGCGCGGTGGCAAGGTTGGATCAACAGTGATCATTTCACCGGTTTTTATCCGAGGTTCCAGCGCATCACAACAAATTCTGGTTGTATAAATTTCTTTTGGTATCCGCCGCATTTTAAGCCCTAGTTCTCCCGCTCCAATTGGGCTGCTACTAAGGACCGGAGGCTTGTTTTGTACAATAATTTCTTCCGAAATATCCGATCCGAGAAGGTCCGCAAATGTACAATTCAACGCGTCTTTTATTTTTTCTAACTTGTCAGTTGTTAGTTTTCTTTTCTCTAATTCCAATTTGGAAATTTGCGTTTGTGTCAACCCTGTCTTGTTTGCCAGTTCCTGTTGTGAAACGCCACGCGATTTCCTGACCTTTTTAATTCTGTTCATAGAACGTAGTCCACGTTAGGATTGTAAACAAGGGTTTATAGAGAAAAATAGGCCATTATGGTGTATTGAATACCTCAAAAATAAAAATAAAAACATTGAATCGAATATTAAACCAATTATTGCATCAAATTTTTACTCCATCCGTTTAATAGAGTTTGGGACGGTTTAGAACCATTTATTTTGGTTTTTAGTCCAGATTCTCCTCAGTTTCAAGTGCCTTTCGATTCTAAAGAAAAAGAAATCAACCCAAAAAGGGTTTACTTGTAGTCCATAAAAAGTTCAAATAAGATTATATTTAAGACAAAAAAAGGGTTTTAAATGCTCTTAAAAGAATATCTCGAACAATCAAATTTATCACAATTAGATTTTGGGCTAATCGTCAATGAGTTGCAGCCCACCGTGGCAAAATGGGTTCTGGGTCGGAATATACCGCGTCCAGGGGCCTTGGAATCGATTGCAGCGGCAACCCAAGGAAAGGTGAGCTATACGGATTTTGTCAAAGCGCAAAGTGAATATAAAACCCGCCATTCCAACTGAAACTGAATTGCAGATTTCAGTGGTTGAATATTTAACAACGGTTGGAAAAAACCTTGATGCGTTTTTTTTTCATGTTCCCAACCAGGGAATCAGAAAAGGCAATTATGCCAATAAATTAAAACGAATGGGTTTGAAATCGGGGGTGTCTGATCTCGTTTTTATTCTGCCTGGCGGAAAAGTTGGTTGTATCGAATTGAAAAGGGAACGCGGAGGCTCACAAACTCAGCCACAAAAGGACTTTCAAAAGGCGGTTGAAAAACTCGGTTGTCCTTACGTCCTTTGCAAATCACTTGAAAATGTTTTGGACACACTGAAAAAGTGGAAATGTTTATAAATGGACGGCTTGGCTCATTATAAAGAATTGGAACTTATCGCCAGGGAAAAATTCATTCGCCACTACATTGCCCTTTGTGTTGAAAACAACATGATTTGGCCAGGTTATAAAAAAGATATTTCGGATTACATTTGCGATGATTATTGAATTGACTCCCACGGAAACGCAAGCTGCGGCCTTGCATGGCGTCCAACGCCGGATCAATGCCCTACGTCAGAATTTCAAAAACAGGGGTGGCGATGCCGACCACCGGACGGGCCGTGAAGCCTGGGGCCTCGATGTTGAGGGGGCGGCTGCAGAAATGGCCGTTGCCAAGGGCTTGAACCGGTTTATGCCGTTTATTATTAATACTTCGACCGCCAAGGATGATGATTTAAACGGAATCCATGTCCGTTCTACACCCTACGCTCAGGGTCATTTGCTGATTTACAAAGATGATTTTGATGAAAAGCCTTATGTTTTAGCGGTGGGTGCAATCCCCAGGTTTAATTTAAAGGGTTTTTGTTTGGGCAAAGATGGCAAACAACAAAAGTATTTTCGGCAAACTTTGGACGGGAACGCTTTTTGGGTGCCGCAAGATCAACTCAAATCAATTGAACGTTTAATGTTTTGAAAAGGAAAATTTAGAAATGTCAACGATAGCGACCGCGTGGGCTTGGGGTTTGGATATTAAAGCCTCTGACAAAATCATTTTTTTAGCCTTGGCCGACCAGTCCGACGACAACGGCGAGTCTTTGTTTATGGCCAATGAAACCATTGCCAAACGATGTCACTGCACAATCAGAAAAGTCCAATCCACGTTGAAAAAATATAATGGGAAACACCTCAAATTGTTGTCCGAAGCGGGGGAAAAATACAAAACGCGGGAATGGAAATTGTTAATTGATGGGGGTGAATCACGTTCACCCCTAACGAATGAGGTTCACCCGTCTGGCGAATCTGGTTCACCCTATAAAGAATCTTATAATAAAGACTCTTATAATAATAAGGATTCTTATAATAAGGATTCCTATAATAAGGATTCCTCCATAGATGACTTTTCTGCAGAAGTTAAACGAAAAGCTATAACTATGGTTGAAAGGGAGGGGAAATTCAAACGAGAATTTATTCATGGTGTAAATCAAGATTTGAAAAGTTATTGCACAACTAGGGAAATGGCAGTTGTTGAGTCTTGGAACGAGTTAGCGTTGAAATTGAAACTTGCCACGATTATAAAATTTAGTGGAAAACGAAAGAAAATTTTAAAAGCCAGAATAGATGAATACGGCCTAGAAGGTTGGGAAAAGGTTCTGTTTAAAATTGAAAAATCAAATTTTTTGACCGGTGTAAATTCTAGGGAATGGAAAGCTACTTTTGATTGGGTGCTTCAACCCGATGTTTTTCTGAAAATTTATGAGGGAAGCTATGACGACAAAAGAGATTCAAATGAAGGTCGAGCAACTAAACGGCGGAAAGCCATCTTGTCCGCCGTCTCTAATGAATTGGATGATCCACGAACGGCTGCCCGTTGATGTCACCCTTGAACACCTGGAACAAATTGAACCGCTAGTCATTCGCCAGAACGCACCGTGTGACAAAAAGGCTTTTTGCGTCATTCTTGATGATTTCTGGAGTTTTTGTGAAACCTTTGGATTGGGCCGGAACACAACAAATGATTTTGAATATTATATGAAACAAGCCACTGAAATTTATTGGCAAACGTTGCAAAAAATACCGGAGGATTTACTGGTTGTGGCTTTCCAGAGAATAAAAAAATCTTGGCGGTTTTCAAAAATACCATTACCGGCTGACATTTCCAGGCAAGTGGAAAAAGAACATTGCTTGCGCCTTCGTGCTATGAACCGAATCCGTTCAGCAAAATTGCAACTGGACTCTCAATATTTCCACAAAATAAATGCGAAAAATCAAAACGGAAAATGACCTGGTGGAAATGCTGGTGCAGGCGACTCGCACCGATCGACGACTTCCCAGTGTCATCCGCACCGGATCGCGGACCTATTGGCCGGACATTACCAGGGACGAATGGTTGGCCTATGCTGACCCCACAACAAGGGTGAGGGTGCAGCCCACATCGAGCGACATTGATGAATATTACTTAGTGATAATCCTTCTTTTGAGGCTTCCGGTTGATGATCGGCGGTTGGTTTGGTTGCGGTCAAAGGGTCAATCATGGAAGCGAATCGCGCGCAAATTCCGTAAAGATCAAAGGACAATTAAAAAAATATTTTATGCGGCGGTGCGGTTGTTGTTTTTATATGTAAACAAAAAATAAAAAATATTTATTCAATCGAGAGCAATCGACGGTTTAGGAAGACTCTAGGCCAAATTGGTATGTATCAAACGAATCATTTTTGTGCATTAATTTAACTACACTGCGGCGGGTCATCGCTCCTGGTGATCCTCGTCGGTGTCTCCCTAGAGTTAACCTACCCCCGACATTTAAGCGGGGGTTTTTTTGCGGCTGAAAGCCTCGAATTTATGACATTGGAAATAAGTACAAAGGTTGATGTTGAACAGGCTATAAAGGATTTTGGCCGGATTAAACGCAAACAAATTCCTTTTGGTGTGGCTACCGGCTTGACCAGGTTGGCATATAAACTGACGCTGCAAGAACAGCGGTTGGCCATGAAGCAACTGCACAAGCCAACGCCGTGGACTGTGGGGCGGTCGGGTAAGTTGTCGGCCTTCAAATATGTAAGGGCAAACTACAGGCATTATAAAAGCGGAAGGATGGAGGCCATATCCTACATTAAGAGGGACAGGGCTGCATTTCTAAAATTCACCGTTCATGGGGGTATTCGTTTCCCTAAACATTCCATGATTGCTGTACCGGTTCCCAAGAATTTCAAAACGAATACCTACGGGAATATAGGCAAGGGAAAAATAAAAAGCCTGCTGAAGAAACCAAACGTGTTCCAGGGAACAATTAAGGGAATACCTGGGGTCTGGCAGCGTCCCAAGCGCGGCGCAAGGCGCAAGGGTGGCAGCGGTACGGTTGGAGCTACCGGACTCACGCTGTTGATCGCCTACGAGCCTAAAACCGTTCATAGTTTAAAACCGTTCACCTATTACAAATTCGCAAAACATTACGTTGCAAGGAATCTACAGAAGGAAGTCAAAAAAGGGTTGGCCAATGCAATCAAACCCAAACCCGCTAAATAATCTGGACCAGGTGTTTGAGGTTTACATTGACGATGACACCAACGATGTCATTATAAAATTTCGGGGGTTTCCGAGTCCTGCCATTGCTCAACTGTTCCTGATGGAATTTTTAGAAGCAAATGAAATGATGGATTTCGGGG